TCCACCTATTATCTTCTTTTATCCATCCTGTACTTGCACTTTCAAGATGCTTTTTACAAGCCTGCCAAGCACACCAGCTGATAAATTGCTGACACCAATACAAACCGTTTCCACCGTACCAAGCTCCGTACTTCGTATAATTTGCACTACCCGGATTAGCTTTCTTATCATCTAAAGCCTTGTTGCTTGCCTTTTCTACATATCCTACCTCACCTTTAAGTACTTCTATAAATTCATTTACAGTACAGGTATTCTCATTGAAGTTCGGATATCCAAAGCCGTTTATTCTGTTTTTACCTCCGACTTCACCAAGATTAATACTGTATTCCTTAATAGCAACACAACCGCCATTACGGTCAAATTCGCTACCGGATGATGTATTGCCTTCTACAGTTTTTATAAGATACCTGTTACCTGTCTGATTGACCTCTATAACTCCGCCAACATGGCAAACTCTACCCATTTTTGAACTGTAGAAATATATAATTGCTCCTAGCTTTGGAACTTTTCCATAGCATCCGTTTTGCACAAAATTAGATTTTCCTGTTGGAGTGTATTGAGAATACCCTCCAAGTAGCAGTTTTTTCCCTGCCTCGTATGCGTTATTTACCATAAACTTGCTCCTTAATCTCTGATTATCTCAATTCCGTACTTTTCACAAGCTTCATGCTCCATTACACAACCTCTAGCATCTTCCCAATCATTTGCAAAAAACGCCATATCAGCTGTGGATAAAAGTTCTAAAGATTTTCCTAAAAACCATAGCGGTCTAGCGCTTGCTGGGGCACTTTCAAAATAACTGTCTATGAACTCTACATCACCGTGTTCTTTTATAATTGCCTGTTTAATTGCCTTTCTCTCTTCTTTGATTTCTGTATCAGATAAACCTCTCATTGGTTGACTTATAAATACCTTTTTCATATACTATCCTTTCTCAACTCTTCTGCGTTCTACTCAACGCAACTAAAAAAGAGAGCCGAAGCCCTCTTTCTACTCTTTATCTTCAATCTCTATAAATTCGCCTGTATTCTTCTTTAGAAAGCCCTTTACTGTAATCCATATTTTGCGGACCGGTAATCCTGATAAAGTCATATTCTTTAATACGGATAATATTTCATATACTATATATAGTAATGCAAAAAACTCCATCACAGTAATATCTTGTAAATGTATATATTCTCTAAATGTATTAGGCACAAAGCCAATTAAATTTACCGGACATAAGATATCTACAAATACTAAGCATACAAGGGATAGTAACATTCCCACCTTACGGATACCACCGTCAATACCCACACTGGAGTTAAATGCTCTGTCTTTAGCTGCTCTTAAACTTCCAAAGATTACATCCATAACTATCATGATCACCACAAGCTGAAATAAAGTGTTACCTCTCATAACCTCAAAAACAGGCTTTAAAATATCAAAATGCATACTATTTATCCTCCTTCTTTTTCGCATCGCTGTCTGTAGCAAGGTCTTCTCTGCCTTTTTCTTTTAACTTCCTTGCTACACCTGCCTTTAACTTTGCTACAACCTGACTGAACTTGTATAGCCCATCAATTATCAAGTTTGCAATTACTTCAAATAAATGATCCATAAATAATCCTTTCTTAAGACATTAAATTTGTACTTAGCTCTACTAGAGCCAAGTCGGTTGTAACCTGCTTGTTTTCAAGTTTTTCTTGATTACTCTCAAGTACTTTTATTTTTTCCTCAAATTCTTTTTTAAGTTCCTCTTCTGGTGTTAAAGGTCTCTCAATGTAAATCGGCTCGATTTTATCTCCGTCTACATTGAGCCTAACAAGATTTTTCCCGATAGGCACATCTACTTTGATAAACTTCAAACTGCCTACCGGATCCGGTGCAACATCCATCATCTGATGGTATATGTTTCCTTGCTCGTCAAATATTACTTTCATATATCTCCTTTCTATGCATTAAAAAAGCACCTCGTTTGAAGTGCTAATTTATGAATTCTATGTAATTTATTACACACTCTGCTTGTGCTGTGTAATAGCCTGCCGAAGCTCTTGCATAAGCTATTAAAAAACAATGTTCATTTACATCGGTTACATCAATCTCAGCCCAAAGCTGCTGTCCTGTTAACCGACCATGCTCAACATTACCGACACCCTCGGCACCGTCTGCAAATGATATATGCCTGCCTTTATAAGTGCTATTTAGCACTGTTTGATACTGATATCTTGCAGCGTTTATAAGCGTAAGGTTCTTTATATTAACAAAAACAATACCAAACTCTGCAACTGCACGATCATTTGTCAGACTGTACTTTTTATATTGTCCACTTAAAAACTTAGCACCGACTCGCACTTTTTTGAAAGGAGCAAGATTTATGCTTCTATTAAAAAACACAGCAATAGCAGGCTTATTGGAATGTTGCTGGTTAGTATCAGACACTGAGAACTTCAATCCTCCATTTTGAATACCAAGATAATTAAATAAACCATCTGACCTATTACTAAAATCTTGCATATTAACAGTAATATTACCCGTCGCTACAACATTGCTCATATATATTTCTTTCCCTTTATCCGCCACCCCTGATATGAGCCTGTTATCAAAGGTGGCTATATTAAAAGCCACGCCACCTGCTCCGTAATCAACCATTTCACCCTGTATTCCGAACATATTTACGCCTGCTCGGATATTTGACGCAACTAGATCCGGTTCAGCAAGATATACCCAATTCGCATTTCTTATAACAAAGTTATTCGGCACTCTTACAACAACCCCTCTGCCCGCTTGAGGGTGATCTATAGCGTGCCCTTGATTTGCCCACGAATATAGCATATCACTATATCCTGATATTGCTGCATTCCAAACAGGCAAAGTCCCCTGCAATCCTGCTATTACTTCATCCGCTGCTATCTTGTGAGCCTGTATCCCTAAACCTTCCCACACTTTTTCAACTTTCACAGCAGCTTCTGGCGCCCAACTCTCTCCCTGAGCTTCATAAATTCCCGGAGGGATGTTATGTAAAAACACATAACCGTTGGCTAAGAATACTCCACCTTGTGCTATGCCGGTCTTACCCACAACCGGTATGCTTCCTTGCACCTGTCCGATATTTTTGTCTGCTCTTATATTTTCCGCCTTTAAATCATTCAAAGGAATAAAAACAAATGCTGTTCGATTATCTATTGCATATTTTTTGCTATCTTCCGGTCTGAGAGCTACTATAAGCCCTCGCCCTAGACCTGGACTATCTATAAACTTACCCATTCCAAACTGGTCAGTTCTCTGATATGCAAGCATAACATTAAGTAAATCTGAATTAGAAGTAAGCAGTGGCATAGTACCCTGCACGACCTCGTCATTGCTATCTGAAGTAATTGTGCTTTTTCCTTCCAGAATGTCTGCCTTGGAAGCAGTGACATCACTACTATCTATTCCGCCTGAACCGCCTTGTATTAGTATTGCATCTGCCATGCCATTAACCTCCTTTCACCGCAAGCCATATATCCTGCTGTGGTTTTTTTCTGTAGCATGTGACTATCATATAACCATCATAAACTTCTACCCTATCAATACAGCCGTATGATTTCCACGCCGCTTTTATTATCCCCGCATCCGTTAAACCGTCCTGTAATTTATGACTGATTATCGGAGTATCATTCGCCTTTAACCCTGCCACATTGACACGCAAGCTATAAGGTGCTATACCGCTAAATCCATTTGCCTTGACCTGCACTACTTTTGTAGATTTGAAATATCCATGCACATATCTCAGTCCTGCGACTAAGGCACTAAATATGCCTTTTATACTTCGTTTTGCTTCTATCTGATTTAAATCTGATATAACCGTGCTTTCTATCCATGCAGCAGGTAGGTTAATATCTGCTATTGCCCCGTCGTTCGCATTTACCTTGCCATCAGATAATTCTTTCAACTTTGTGTCAATTATATCCATAGAGGGATTTATGGCTTCCTCTATGTTTGCAAAGTCTGATAACTGCGGCTTATTGAGCTGAAAATATTTCGTTTTTTGCATTTTTTATCCCTCCTGCCATTTTTTGTCGCTATAAAAGTTGTTCCATTTTTCTGCGGTCATTTCAGACCATCGCATTGTTTTAAATCGTTCCCAACGGTTAAATAAGGCGTAAACATTTACAAGCATGTTTGCCGGTACTCTATTTCTTATCAAGTCAAAAATTACATCAATCATCTGAATAGATACAATTTTTACACCGCAATCAACTAACTGCCTTGAGTTGTCCACTCTTAGTTTATAGTTATCCCCACCACAAACAAGCTTTAGCACTTCGTCAAGCTTGTTATACGTATACGGCAGATCCGATACATGATAGCCTCTTATGCGGTTGACTCTGTCCTCAAGGCTGTCAGCAGGATTTATCGCAATATTCAAAAGTTTTTCCCACCGCTCGCACTCTTTTTCATCCATAGTCGCAAGCACTCTGTTTAACTCTTCTTTTTGCAAAGAAGCCCATACAAGTTTTAAAAATTCATCATAGGTCTTTGCAATCTTTTTAAATTCGTCTATCTCTGCGATATGCAAGGGTAGGTATTGTCTTGTATCTACTTCTATCATGTCAAACTTACCTCGCCCATCTTCGGAATTTCATCACTTCTCAAAGCCAAATTGTTGCTGTTGTTGTTTAACTTAGTGTTATTGACATCAAGTACGCCCTTAACTTCCAAGATTGCTGACTCCAATCTTGCTATGTATACAATAGCTTCGGTGTGCTCGTCGCCTTCTTTCCAAGCTTCTGCTATGCTCTTCAAGTAGCCTTGTATCTTTGACTTGATACTTTCCGCTAAATTTGCACTTGAATATCCTGAAGCATATGTGATTTGAGTACTTACAGTTACCGTAACCTCTTTTACTGACTCTATAGTCAAATTGTGACCTATCGGCACCCACCCATAACCTGCACCCTTATCTGGCACGGCTTCTTTTTTTATCTGCTCTATAAGATAGCTACTAACTGCAGTATTTTCTGAAGATATAAGCACTGCCTTAACTGTGCCTGCTCCTCGCCAAGTTGGGTATATCTTTGAGCCACCAACCCCTTGTATACTTGCGAATTTCTCCTTATAGGCTGAGATATTTCCAGCAAAGCTTTGTGATGTGAAACTCTGTATATATCGCTTATATAAAGAGTCTCTATCTTCTTCTTCGTCACCTGCTACAAGTAGCTCTGTGATCTTTGCTGTCTCTAAGCCGTCTATGTAGCCAATCGGTATAAGGTCGCCTCGGAGTGTGTTTGCTCCAGCTCCCGTCTCTTCTATCATCATTTTGTAATGATGTAAGCTGTCGTTTATGACTTCCACTGCCTTGTAATTGTATCCCTTTAAGCTAAATCTTGAGCCGATAGGGATAGCTACATTGAACTCCGCCTTGACATATGCATTAGTCGCTTCTTTTCTGACTATCGCTCTATCAAGTGCAATCATTTCTAAGTGCTCTATATCTGCCGTACCTGCGTGGCTTTGCTCAATGACAAAGTCCATTTGAATGTACAGCTTTTCAATCTCGTAAGCCAAGGCAGACAAGGCATTATGTACCAAGCTACCCTCTGACTTGACTATCTCATCACCGATATACTTTTTCGTATCATCAAGGATACTTTTATAATTTTTATCTTCGTACAACCTCGTCCACCTCCAAACTTCCGAATTTTGTCACTACTCTAAAAGATATATTTAAGCTGTCGTAATTTCTAACGGCTTCAAAATCTTCTATGCCCTCGATATACTCATTTATCAGCAATGCATCAGATATCTCGCTTTCGCAATCCGTATTTATGTACTCTTCGCTAAGCATATGACCGATATACTGCTCTAAAGATGTGCCATAGTCTGCAGAGTATATCGCATGTCTAAAGCGTTCCGTGTGCATACATAACCATATCCATACTTTTATAGCTTCTATACCTTCAACAATCTTGCCTGTGAGTTGTCCTGTAGTGAAGTCTATGCCGTACTCTTTTGGCATTTTTACAGCTTGACTATTACTTCTTTTTATCGTCTTCGTGCCGCTTAAAGACTGCAAAAAACTTGGCAATATACTCATAATTTCACCAACTTTCCTAATACTAAGTAAAGGGTTGATGTGTAATCACTTGAGTCACTTCCCCTTACTTTGTATACAGCTACCTTATCACCTGCTTTTAAAGGACTTATGTATGTGCTTGTGTCCTGTAGTGCTCCACTTTCGGGGCATTGACCTGCCACTTGACTCGCAAGCTTCACCGTTAGCAATTCGTTGAAAAGTAAATCCTCAGAGGTCAATATCAAGTCACCTATTTTGCATGAGTTTGAGCTTACCATTTCAGCTATTTGTATACCATCTGATAAGTCACCTATGTCAGATAGTATAAATGCATCTGTCCAACTCATTACCTGCTCCCCTCTCCTTCCTGTGCTTCTTTTTCATCCATCAAGCTATCAAATCTAAGCTCCAGTTCCATCTTGTGTATACCATTTTCAAAAGTATGACTATCAGAAGATATCCAATACTTACCTGATAAATCCGTAGCTGTGTCCTTCACTTCAACAAAATAGCAAGATAAGCAATTCATATCACCTATAGCCGATATTTTTATTGACTGTGTTGGCATTACTTTTAGTAGGCTTTTCGCCCCCGTTGTTTCGTCAATACCCTCTTCTTTACTGTAAATTTCTTGAAAAACTCCAAACTTCTTTAAGCTGTCATCATCTTTTACTTCTCCGATTTGCTTACCTTTATCGTCAAAAATAAGCACTTTATTCTTTATCTCATCCATGCTCTCAGTAATGCTGCTTGCAAAGATATTTGTACTTTCAGATAAAGTGAAACCCTTTACAGCCCACTCTGTTTTATATACTCCAAGTCCTCTTTTATATATCATAGCAAAATACTTATCACCCGTTACCTTGTGTGCTTTCGTATATCCAGCCATGATAATGTCATACATTTTCATTTTGTCGCATATCATGCTTGCTATATTGACACCTGTCGGATATAAGTGTCTCACAGGTACTTGTATGTCAGCACATACTTGCGACGCTATCGCCTCAGCCGTCAAATTCTTAAAGTTATACTGCCCTGTAGATTCAAGTAAGTGTTTCATCATGTCATAAGCCGTAAAGGTTATAGTTCCTGTTTGGCTTGACTTTTCCACTCCAAAGATTTGACCAAAAAATATTTCACCTTCTTTGCTGTCCTCAAGCGATATGTAATCTCCTGTTGCAATGCCCGGAAGGCTTATAGTCTTGTCATAAGGTGCATTTATGTAGTCAAAATCCACACTTCTAGCTGCCTCACTGGCAGAACCTTTCCATGTGATTTTAGAACAAGTATTTGTTATATCGTATATAACACCTGTATCTTTTATAAGCTTTATTTTCATATACCACCTACGGAATCACTAAAACTGTGCCATCTTTTATCAGGTTTGGATTACTTCCAATAACAGCTTTGTTTTGTTCATATAAAGCATGCCAATCTGAGTTACCTATCAGCTTTCTTGCAATTGAACTAAGACAGTCGCCACGCTTAACTGTGTAAGTTTTGGGTTTTTCTCTTGTATCTTCTCGCTTTGTCGTATCCTTTGAGGCTGTATCTTCGCTTGCAGATTGTCGACTATTTGAATTCTCTGTAACTACGCTAGACTGAGTAATAGCTATCTTCCTATGTTCTTTCAATGTAATAGAAAAACTTATGTCGCCTGTGCCGTCATTTTCTTCATAGTCAAAAGAAGATATTCTGCAAGAAAAGTTTATTGGCGTACCCGTTATGATTATCCTGGTAATTCCTTCAGACATTATTTGCTCTATCTGCTTAATATACCTTCCGGGTTTTTTTATCCTGCTAAATTCACAATAACTTGAATCGTAATGCTGTGGGAAAAAAGACGAAAAGGAGACTGTTCTCAGCCCCCTCATCCCCTCAAGGTCTACTTCTCCAATAGCATTTATATTTACTGTTTCTATGCCCTTACTCCCCGACACCTTATATTCACTTGGAAGTACAGGAAATCGCAAGGGGCTACTTCCTTTAAGCCATACTTGCATTGAAACTCATACCTCCTCTATTTCCTCTTGATGCCATAATCTTTTTAGCTATGGCATCGCCTATTCTGTCGATATCGGCATCCTCACGCACAATAATCTGATCAGCCAACTTGGGAATATTTAACACCGTTCCACTTGAACCTTTTGCCATTCGTACAGACTCATCATGGGGATATATTCTTGTACCATGAGGTAAATCTATAATCTCACCACCTTTTTCATTTACCTGTACAAGACCTCCCATCCAGTTATAATCACCTCTTGCCTTTGCCGGCACGGTTGTCTTGGAAGGACTTCCTCCGCCACCTGCAACAAAGTCCGCTGCACCTTTGATACCGTCAATTATGCCGCCAATTGCCCCCTTTATACTGTCTATAAAGCCGGTAATTCCCTGTACCCAGCCTTTGAAAATTTGAGTAATACCGTCCCATGCCATCTGCCAGTCACCTGTAAATACACCCTTTATAAAGGTTATAATTCCTTGAATTGCAGTTATTATTCCGCTTATTATACCTGCTATTCCGCTAAACATCCCGGCAAAGGCTGAAACCGCAATTCCTGCTGCCATAGCAATGCCGTTTCCTAACACATCCCATACAACCTTGCCCACCTGTAGCAATACAGGTATAAAAGGTTCTATCTTTGATTTGATTTCTTCAAAACTTGCCTTTAGTTTTTGCATGGTCGGTGATGTGGTATTCATGGCAGCCTTGAAAGCATTAAAATGTGTTACTACTGCTACCACTACAACAACAATAGCTGCAATTACAGCTATTACAATACCTGCAGGTGTACTTATGGCTGCAATTCCTACTCTTAAAGCACTACTTCCTGCTGTAAGACCCTTAAATCCTGTAGTTGCCATGCTTGCAAATCTACTCAAATTCGTAAATGCTCCACCAATCTTTCCTACCATACTCACTGTATTGCCGAATACCATCAGAACCGGACCGACTGCTGCTACCATCATTGCCCACTTAACTATTTGCTTTTGCTGCTCCGGATCCATCTTGTTAAATCTATCAAGCAACTCGGTAATCTTTTCGATAAAAGGCACTACTGCCCCTGACAAGGCTTCGCCTGCATTGTACTTAAATACATCAAAAGTCGACTTAAGCTGCTCCATAGCACCACCCGGACCACTCATAAGTGCATCTGCCATCGCTTGCGATGCTCCAGTCGCTCCCTCGATGCTATCTTTATAGCCTTGCAAAGCCTCAATGCCCGGACCATTAATCAAGGTTACCCATTTTGCCGCTTGGTTTTTACCAAAAATTGCACTCGCAGCAGCTAATTGCTCTTGATCTGATAGTCCAGTAAAACCATTTTGTAGTTCCGCAATCGTTTCTGGCATGGATTTGAGACTTCCATCCGTATCAAAAACACTTATTCCTAATTGATCTAACCATTCAGTTGCTTCTTTTGCAGGGTCCGCCAACTTCATAAGTCCGGTATTCAAGGCAGTAGCACCCTCAGATGCTCCGATACTATGGTCGCCAAACACGCCAGTCAGCACCGCCAAATCTGAAAAACTCCATCCAACTGTGTTCGCAGTTGAACCTGCAATGCTCATAGCATCAAAAAGACCTTGCACATCTGTATTAGCCTGTGCTTGTGCCTTCGCCATCATATCCGTGTAGTGGCTTGCTTCGCTTGCGTCTGCTCCGAACGCTTTCTAGGGGTTGGCCAGCC